ATTGATATTGAGATTCAAGCCATGACAGGCACAACTACTGGTGGAAAAGTCAGAATGTTTGCCGTTGTTATGAATGTTGATGACCAAGGTGACTTGGCTGCCAACGAAGTAGACAGAGACACATTAGCATAGTGTGAAACTTAATTAGGGTGGCAGGGCAACTTGCCACTCTATCTTTATAACGGAATTATTTAATGTCAGGAACATATCTTACACTCACTAACAATGTACTAGCTAGATTAAATGAAGTACAATTAACTTCTTCTAATTTTTCTAATGCCAGAGGCATACAAGTACAAGCACAGAATGCAGTTAATGAGGCAGTAAGATTTATTAATCAAAGAGAATTTAATTATCCTTTTAATCATAGTACTGCTACTCAAACATTAACAGCAGGTGTTGTTAGGTATAGTTTACCTTCTTCTACTAAAACAGTAGATTATAATACATTTAGATTAGTTAAGGATAGTGATTTAGGAAATTCAGGATACAGACTAACACAACTAGAATATAATGAATACTTAAATGCTGTTAGCGACCAAGAAGATGAAATTAATTCAACAAATTTAAATGGGTCTTTAAATGATTCAGCAACAACTATAACTGTAAATAGTGCAACATCTTTTGACTCATCAGGAACAATATACATAGGAAATGAACAAGTAACCTACACAGGAACATCTAGTACTACTTTTACAGGATGTACAAGAGGTGCAAATAGTACAACTGCTGCTTCTCACAGTGATGATGTTGTTGTAGCACAATTTCAAAAAGGGGGAGTTCCAGAATACGTAGTTAGAACTCCTGATAATAATTATTTATTATACCCTTATCCAACCAAGTCTTACTCCATAAAATTTGATTACTATACATATCCAACAGATATGTCTGCTCATGATTCAACAACTAGTATTCCTGCAAGATTTGATGCAATTATAGTAGATGGTGCAACTGCTTTTGTGTATCAATATAGAGGGGAAACACAACAATACCAATTAAATATGCAGAGATTTGAACAAGGCATAAAACATATGCAAACTTTGTTAATAAATAAATTTAATTACATTCGTTCAACATATATACCTAGAACAGGAAGTTATGGAAATAATCTTAATCTAAGGACAACTTAATGGCAGATTTATCACAAGTATCCCCTGTAGCATTTAACTGTGAAGGTGGATTAGTTCTTAATCGTTCTACCTTTATGATGAAACCGGGTGAAGCATTAGAACTAGAAAACTTTGAGCCTGATATAGAAGGTGGATATAGAAGAATAAATGGATTTAGTAAATATGTATCAGCTATAGTACCTGCTACTGCTTCTTCATCTGAAAAAGTTTTAATGGTAGCAACTTTTGGAGACTACATAGTAGCTGCAAGAGGAACAAGTATATATAGTGCTACTGCAGGTGGTTCAAGTTGGACATCAAGAGATAGTGGAAGAACGAGTGCAGGTAAATATAGTTTTGAACGATTTAATTTTGATGGTAATGATAAGTTAATTGTAGCAGATGGAGCAAATGCTCCTACAGTATTTAATACTTCTTTTACTGCAACAGATGTATCATCAGGTGGTGGTGGAGAAGTTAGTACAGCAGTAACAGGTGCAAAGTATGTTGTATCTTTTAAAGAACATATGTTTTATGCAGGTATGTCTGCTGCTAAACAAGAATTAGTTTTTAGTGTTCCTTTTGATGAAGATAACTTTGCTACAGGTAGTGGTGCAGGAACAATTAAAGTTGATGATGAAATAACAGGACTTAAAGTTTTCCGTGACGATTTATTTATATTTTGTCAAAATAGAATATTTAAATTATCAGGAACATCAACAAGTAATTTTGCAATAACTGCAGTAACAAGAGATATAGGATGTATAAATGGTGACACTATTCAAGAGTTTGCAGGTGACCTTATTTTTCTTGGTCCTGATGGGTTGCGTACAGTTGCAGGAACTGCCCGTATCGGTGACGTTGAATTGGGAACTATAAGTTCTAACGTACAAAGTTTATTTGACGAAAACTTAGCAAGTGCATCTGAATTTGATTCAGTAGTTATACCTGACAAAACACAATATAGAATATTCTTTACTAAAGATGGACAAGGAGAGAATGCTACAAATGGTGTAGCTTGTGTAATGAAGGGTCAAACTTTTGAGTTTGCAAAACTAAGAGGAATTAAACCTGCTTGTACAGATAACTTTGTATCTGCAGGAAACGTAATAGTTTTACATGGTGCTTATAGTGGTGGCTATGTATATAGACAAGAATCAGGAAATGATTTTGATGGAACGACAATATTAGGCAAATATAGAAGTCCTGATATGACCTTTGGTGATGCAGGTATACGTAAACATATGCAACGTGTTATTGTAAACTATAAACCTGAATCATCTATAGATGCAGATTTGTTTTTAAGATATGATTATGAATCTAGAGATTCTGCAAGACCCTCTGCTTATGAATTAGATTCATCAGATGTTGCTGCTTTATATGGAAGTGCAACATATGGAGCAAGTTCAACTTCTTTTGGAACTTATGGTGGACCATCTCAGCCATTAGTTAGACAAGCAGTTGAAGGTTCAGGATTTGCTGTTGCATTAAGAGTTAATGATGGTGGTTCTACTGCACCATATTCCTTAAAAGGATTTCAGTTAGAATATCAGACAGGAGCTAGGAGATAAATGGGAGCTACATACACAAGACAATCCTCGTATAGTGACGGAGATACAATAACTGCTGCTCATACCAATGATGAGTTTAATCAATTATTAGCTGCCTTCGCTTCATCATCAGGACATACACACGATGGTACATCTGCTGAAGGTGGACCAATAACTAAATTATTAGGTAATGCAATTACTTTAGGAGCAGGTACTTCAGGCACAGATGTAACAATTACATTTGATGGAGAATCTGCCGATGGTATTTTATATTGGATGGAAGATGAAGATTACTTCAAGTTTGCAGACGATGTATTAATAAACAGTACTGAGAAATTATACTTTAATGATACAGGCACATACATATATAGTAATGCAGATGGTGACTTAGACTTAGTATCAGACGGAACAAACGCAGATGCTATTAGTCTTGCAAGTGCAGGTGGTATTACATTAGATGCTGCTGCAGATATATCTTTAGATGTAGGTGGTGCAGATGTTGTTCTTAAAGATGATGGAACTACATTTGGTGCTTTAACACAATCAGGTGGTGAACTTGTAATTAAATCAGGTTCTAGTTCTACTACTGCTATGACATTAAGTGGTGCTAATGTTACTTTTGCAGGAACTGTAACAATAGGTTCTGCAGGAATATCAGAAGCTGAATTAGAAATACTTGATGGTGCTACAGTTACAACTGCCGAACTTAATATATTAGATGGTGTAACTGCTACGACTGCTGAACTTAATTATAGTGATACAGGCTCTGCAGTAGGAACAGTTGTTGCAAGTAAAGTAGTAACAGCAGATGCAAATAAAGATGTAGCAAGTTTTAGAAATGTAACTCTTACAGGTGAATTAGATGCTGCTACTTTAGATATATCAGGAAATGCAGATATTGATGGAACAACTAATCTTGATGCAGTAGATATAGATGGAGTAGTACAGATAGATGGTGCAACTACTTTTGGTGTAGATGACACAGGAGTAGATGTTAAATTCTTTGGTGCTACTGCAAGTGCATACTTATTATGGGATGAAAGTGCAGACAAGTTACTAACTGCAGGTGGAGCAGTTATTGACATTGTAAAGGATAAACTACTTATTGGTGGTACTGCAGTAACGACAACTGCTGCAGAATTAAATGTTCTTGATGCAGTAACAGCAGGTACAGTAACTGCAAGTTTAGGTGTTGTTGTTGATAGCAATAAGGACATTGGCAGTTTTAGAAATATTACTTTAACAGGTGAACTAGATGCAGGTTCTCTTGATGTATCAGGCAATGCAGACATTGATGGTACATTAGAAGCAGATGCAATTACAGTTGATGGCACAGCCTTATCAACATATATTAGAGATACTGTTGGAACAAATATGGTATCTAGTAATACTGAAAGTGGTATTACAGTAACTTATGATACAACTAATGATAATATTGATTTTGCAATAGATGCTGCTCAAACAGGTATTACATCTTTATTAGCAACAGATATTAAAATTGGTGAAGATGACCAAACAAAGATAGACTTTGAGACTGCAGATGAAATACATTTTTTTGCTGCAAATGTTCATCAAGTAAAATTAGTAGATAATGCATTTACTCCTCAAGCAGATAGTGATGTTGATTTAGGAGCTTCAGGAACATATTGGAAAGATGCCTATATTGATAGCATTACCACAACAGGTAATGTAGCAGTAGGTGGTACTTTAACTGTTAATGGAACAACAACTACAGTTAATAGTACAACAGTAACTGTAGATGACCCAATATTTACATTAGGTGGAGATACTGCTCCGGGGTCAGATGATAATAAAGATAGAGGTATTGAGTTTAGATACCACACAGGTTCTGCTGCTAAAGTAGGTTTCTTTGGTTATGACGATAGTGCAAGTGTATTTACTTTCATAGCCGATGCTACTAATTCATCAGAAGTATTTAGTGGTACTGCAGGTAATGTTGCCTTTGGCAATGTAGCAGGTACATTAACAACTGCTGCCCAAGCTAACGTAACATCTTTAGGTACATTGACTACATTAACAGTTGACAATGTAATAGTTAATGGTGCTACAATAGGGCATACAGATGACACAGATTTAATAACATTAGCAGATGGTATAGCAACAGTAGCAGGAGAAATATCTGTAACTACACTAGACATAGGTGGTACAAATGTAACTTCAACTGCTGCAGAACTTAACATATTAGATGGTGTAACATCTACTTCAACAGAACTAAATATAATGGATGGTGGAACTGCTGCTTCAGCTATAACTTTAGCAGATGCAGACAGATTAGTAACCAATGATGATGGCACAATGAAACAAGTAGCATTGACCACTCTCAAAACTTATTTGACAAGTGCAGGGTTCTCTTCTGATGACCCAACAGCACTTGCCATAGCACTTGGCTAGTCAAGAAAAGACTTGACAAATCAAGTAAAATCGTGTATAATTATAACAAGGAAAAAGGACAATGGCAAATACATTTAAAGTAGTTACATTCGCTGCAGAACCCAATAGTGCAGGTACTCCTTATACCATCTACACCACACCAAGTAGCACAACAACAGTTGTGATTGGATTAATCCTAACAAACATTCATACTTCACAGGTTACTGCAGAAGTAGAACTTGTTAGTGATACATCAGGTGGGGGTAGAGGTGCTACAAATGGAACAGCATTTTTAGCAAAAGACGTACCTATTCCTGTTGGCTCATCCTTAGAATTATTATCAGGTGGTAAAGTAATATTAGAAACTACCGATATTCTAAAGGTTGATTGCTCTGTAGCAGATAAGCTCTCAGGTGCATTAAGCATAATGGAGATTACATAATATGCCCTATATAGGTAATGAAGTTCCTGCATACTTTCAGGCATCACCTGCAGTCGTAAGATTTAATGGTGATGGTTCTGATACTACGTTTGCACTAGGAAGAACTGTAGGTTCTGTACAAGATATACTTGTATCAGTAGATGGTGTTGTCCAAGACAGTGCTGCCTATACAGTTCCTGATGGTTCTACATTAACATTTACTGCTGCACCTTCAGTAGGAACAGGTAATATATTTGTATATTTTCTTGAACCAAATGCAGGTTCAGTAACTCCTGCATCAGAGAATAAAGGTAATTTTAAAGCAGGTGGTTTATTTAGAACAAACTCTAAAACTTTAGATTCAAATATAACTATTCTTGCTGCAGAAAATGCACAAGTTACAGGACCATTTACAGTTTCAAGTGGAGTTACACTTACAGTTGAAAGTGGTGGAAGGTTGGTAACATCATGAGTAACATTTATGTAGATACTATAAGAAAAACTGGTGGTTCACTAGGAACAGACATAAGAGTTAAGAATACATCTGTATATGAATCTGATGGTGGTACAAGCACTACACAAAATTTGGTACAAGCAGTACCTAAACTTTGGATAAATTATAAAGGAACTGCTACTAATGAAGTTAGGGATAGTTTTAATGTAACTTCGGTTACAGATTC